GGTAAAGCCATATCATTAATCTGACAAGGATTCCACGCAGTCATAATTAGTCGGCGTGAATTTCTTGTTTCTGGATTTTTTAGCTGGTCTATGATATATTTTAACTGGTCGACACCCTTACCTGTATAATCACTATCACAATTATCATACTCAGCATTGAAATGTCTCCACTGAAATCCGTAAATAGGACCGAGGTCATCTTCTTCGTTATTGGTTAGACCACGGGAATCTAAAAACTCACGACTACCATTACCATTCCAGATTTTTACATTCTGTGCCTTTAGCCTTCTATTTGATGTATCACCCTTAATAAACCATAGTAATTCTTTAAGGCAAGTCTTCCATGCTAATTTTTTACTGGTTAAAAACGGTACTATATTATCGTTAAGAGTAAAATGCATAGCACAACCAAATACCGCAAGAGTTGAACCGTTCCTCCCTACAAATTCCTCATTTTCGTTCAATATATCATCAATTAAGTTTAAATATTGGTTTTCTTCGTGCTTTTCACCATCAACAACACTATCTACTCCATGACGGTATTTATTATTATTCAAGGTATACTTTAACATTTAATAAATATATTATACGAATGTTTTTAATTTATATTTTTTTAAACATTTATGTTATTTAAAATTTTATTATAATATTTATTTCTCGACATACTTCATATATGTCGATTGGAATGGATAGTTTAGAATTAGGATCATCGAATAACTTAAGCCCTGGTGATTTTTTTAATCACGTTTTCAATTTTGATACTGAAAACAAAGCCAATATGTTAAATCTCGTTCAATATATACTTATTGGTATTATACCAGTTGTATTAACACTGAAAGCAATTAAGCAGTATGTCCCAGAGGAAGATGAGGACAAAGGCAACCTTGAAATTAGTCTTGAAGTATCTTTACAGTTATTTGCCATCTTCTTTTCTATATGGTTCATTGATAGAATGATTAGGTATTTCCCAACATACGCTGGCGTATCTTACCATAAATTTAACGAACTCAACTTTGTATTACCATTATTAATCATTTTAGTAACAATGCAAACTAAACTGGGCGCCAAAATCAATATTTTATCCGAGAGAATTATGGATTTATGGAACGGTAATATGAGTTCGCAGGCAGGATACGCTAATCAGGGAGCCCACCGTGCGGGACAGCAAGGGGGAAATGCTGGTATTCACCAGAATAGTCGTGCCGACGTTCTTGATAATACTATGATTGCTCCCCCACCACAGCAAATGCCACCGCAGGCGAATATATCTATGATTGATTCCCTCCCCAATATGGTGGATTCGGGTGGCGGTGGCGGTGGTGGTGGCGAGCCAGGTTTAAGTTCGTTCCAAAACCAAGCAATACAGAATTCGTTTTTGGAGTCTATGGAGCCTATGGCTGCTAATGGTGCTTTCGGCGATGGATTTGGTTCCAGTTTCTAAATTAATATTTTTTATAATTATCAAAAATATTAATATGATTAAGTTATTTTTTTATCACTTACTGCTTGCTTTTTTTAAAAAGTCTATAATCCTCGTAAGAAACCTTTTAATTGCCTCCCTCACACCAGCATTTATCTTCATCATCATCGGCATAGGTATTAATTGGACCACAAACAATACTAAAACAATAATACTTAAAACTACAGATAGGGCAATGTTCCCTGCTTTCTTACCATCAACCTTTGTGTAATATTGCATAATTGAATCCGCGTCAGTAGGCATATCGTCAGAGTCAGACCCATTATCGTATTCGTCCATCCAATATACTATATTATCCGTAACCCCCATCTCTATTCCCGTTACAGCTGCGTATATCATCAACGTAGCAAATGATACTGATAAAATTGGAACTGTTAATACTTTCAGTTGATGACGAATATCTGCAGGTATTTGTGAAATTCTTGATAATAGTGTAAAACTTATAGAAAGAACAATAAAATATACGGGATACCAAAAGATACTATTCACAAACGGCCATACTGGTGGGTCAGGGTTTTTCGTGCCTCTTATGTAAAATGCTTTCAATATACCAAGCAAAATAACAATAGCAATTAAATCATATGTGTAAGGTATCATTCTTATAAAATTGAATAACACATGTATTTCAGTTCCCGCCCCATCGGATGCATCTTTATTACCCACTTCATCTTTTATCCCAAAAAACATAACAAAAATAGCGGCAATCATTAATAAAATTACGGCTACGGATTTTAAACCCGAATATAAGTGATATAACGGACCAGCAAGTTTACTTGCGTCTTCAAATATACTCCATAAAACAACCCCTAATATAAACAAAAAGAAGATTAGCCTTACACCATATAATCCTTTTAAAACAATCGGGTATTTTTGATCAATTTTATTAACGATTGGGTAACCACCATTAACCGCGGATTTCACAGCAATTTTAATTCCGTTTGTTAAGAAACCAGTTAGTTTTTCCTTAAGACTACCTGTTCCGCTTGTCAACTCACCCATAGCTGTGCTTTTGGCGTTCGCTTTCATATCACCCGCTGCGTCTCCCGCTGCGTTTTTCGCTGCCTCTCTCGCCATATTTCTTATACTATTAAATGACATAATCTATTATATATACATATTATTATTCTACCATATTTTCATCTAAATCTTTAATATGATTTTTGATATGATTTGTAGTGCATATTTTCTTGATTATTTTTTCATCATTAAATACTCCAGCACAAGTTTTTAAAATACGGGCAAAATAATCTTGTTTGCTTGGGTCTTCCATATAATTTGGATTATTATCTAACCATTGTTTTATTAGTCTAAAATGGCTCTTGTTTAATGTTTTTAATGCGTCTTTTATTTTTGATTTATCAGTATCTTTCTCCCACTTGTCGTCTGCTTTTATATATAGAGTATCTCTTTTAGTATCGGTACAGTGGATAGGTCTCTCGTATAAACTTAATTTTTTCATATTTTCAATAAAAACATTTGTTAATCCTGCTTCCAGTCCTTCCTTTTTGGAGAAGTCTAAATTTTCTAATGTGAGTTGGATTTGGCTGATGAAATCTTTAATATCTATGGCGTCCTTACATTTTTCATTCAAGAAAATATTGATATTGAATTTTTGGTTATTGTTGATAGTGTTATTATTGGTGGTGGTATTATTAATAACCTTTGGTATAATATCAATTAGTTTATTGGTTGTTTCATTTTGAGCGTAAAGCATCTGTTTGATGTCTTTATTTTCCTGTATCAACTTCATAATGGTTTCTTCATTAATAGAACCTATTGCTAATGTTTTCTCTTCATTTTTATTTACTTCATTTTCAATAATCTCACAAGTTTTTTTATGTTTAGATAGACTGGACTTATGTTTATATTTTTTACCACATAAACAATCAAACGATTCGGCATCTGTATCTATTGATGTATTCGGTGTAATTGATGTAATCCCGTTAGTCGTACATAGTCCTTTATGTTTAGCAGTCAATAAATGCCGATTATAATCTCCTGCCTTACCACAATTGAACTTACACGCACCACACGAGAAATTAAATAGTTTTTTTTGATGTAATGATGTAATATTTTTAGCCATCGTTAGTCTATTATTAGTCATATATTAGCCTTATATTAGTATTTTACAAATTATATTTTAATTACAACGCATAACTTACTATTTGAACTTTAATTATATATTTAAGGTTTGTTTTATGGTGTGATGTAAAATTTGATGTAATTGATGTAATTGATGTAAATGATGTAATTTAATTAGCATTTGTTAGTCTAAATATTTTATCGTATATAATAGGTATTATATAATTTATTGTATCCGCTAAAAAGGGTTGTATAATATTATATTGTAAATATGCTTATGGTTTGATGTAATTTGATGTAAAATTAGTTAGTCGTAATTAGCCATAATTAGCCATAATTAGCCTAAAGTTAGTCTCTCTTGTCTAAAAAACAAAAATATTTTATTCTTAAATTTATATATTTTAACGGTTTTTAAAACATTTTATATTTACTTTTCTAACGACTATGGTAAGAAAAGTAAATTATTAAGTTTTTGAGTTTCAAATTCCATAAGGTCTAATCCATTTCTAAAATGGACATTTATTTTATGTCCAATTCAAAAAAAAAATTACTTTATCAAATTCTCAAAATATTTCAACATATAACATAAAATATATAATGAGAGCATAATGCTGTAAAACCGAAAATCACTAATATTTCAGTATTTTTCAATATAAAATGAAGTAATATGTTTGGTGGGATAAATTCTTGTAAAATGATAAGCGGATTTACGGGATAAATCCAGAGCAACCCCTACGGGGTCGCTGCCCGAAGGGGTTGCTTTGTATTTATCCCAGTCTATTAGACCACCATATTATATTACACAAAAAAAAATTGAATACGATACACCATATATGTATTATAAGCACCAATAGAAACTAATAATGCTCTAACAACGTGGGGTTGGCAGCCCCTCAAATATAATATAGAAACCCCCCTCCTAAAGTGATAAAAACGGGAAATATTTTCATACAGGACTGATCATCTCAACTCTCTAGCCCGGAGCAAAGAAAATATTTACAAAGGCATATTGAAAAAATGTATAGCTTTTATCCGTTGAGCTCAACCTTTATCACACACAAACAACCTTCTAACTTAAATCATTCACAGCGTATTATTGCGACGTAATTCTTACGGTCGTTATGGGATTAATCCGGTATTATATTCTAATCATGGGATGGCCTCCTTGGTGAAGCAATATAAAAACCGGTCCTGTAATAACTGTCAAACGGAATTTAGCGAAATACCAAACTCCCCGATTGTGATAATATATCACAATTTTTTTTCTAACTTTAATTGAAGTTAAAAATGATAAACGGATTTATCCCATAAATCCGCTGACCCTAAATTATATTATTAAAATATATCAATAATATAATGAATAAAATATACCAGAATATTTTTCAGTATGGATTGAATGCTAGTTATGTATTATATTTTTTAGCAATATTAGGTGCTGGTTCTATGGCACCTGAATATCTCTCTACATTAAGAGGGTTTCTTAAGATTTATATTGGTTTATTATTAGTAGGGTTATATAACCCATTAACGTATAAGGAAAGGAATTTTACTGAACAGGACAGAAATTTAGTGTTCTCTGCTGGCGTTTTTTTATTATTATCAACAACATTAGTATCAACGGTAGAAAGGTATGTGATGGAACAAAGTAATAATGCGATTATATTCGACAGGTTCGGTTTCTCACGAGTTTAGTTTGCTTTTTTTTAGTGTAATTATGTTGGTCTCCTCCAAGAAACTGTAGTATATCACGTGTAATTTTATCCGAAATCAACAAATCAATATTTTTTTCAACCTGCGTTTTACCGGTATGTCTTGGTATATCCGTAATATTTTTGTTCATATATTGAATAAATTCGTTTTCGGTTTTATTATAATTTGAAAACATGCGAGTATTAGCACGATAATATTTTTTATAAATTTCATCATAACCTAAATTATAGGTGTATGGGTGTATAAAAATATACATAACATTTTCGTGGTCCATATCGTCGTGGAATTTGTCATCTATAAAACAAATTTTAGTGTTGGGGGATAGATTAGTACAACGAAGTAAATCTTTGTGGGATTTACTATGTGATGTTCTACACGTTTCAATAATTTCTCCATTAATTTTAAATGAGCGTATCACCCGATCAAATAATTTATATTCAAGTTTAGTATTTATATATGATATAATCATATCAACCCAATCATTTGGTCCGTTATTATTTGTATAAATCATAACATAATTACATTTTCCGGAAAGTTTCTTTTTTTTTAGTGTGTTCAAAATTTTAAACAAACCTGTCCTGAAAAATCCAGGAAATAAATCAAGAAAACTAAAAAAATATGCATCATCGAGACGTTTGTCATTTAGAAATGACTTTAAATGACTCCGGAACCGATATGGTTGCGTAAAATGACCAAGGGTTTCATCGAAATCAAACGCTACTGCATAATTCTTACTTTCCATACAAGTCTGTAATTATATTAATTCAATATTATAATTACAAGTAAATTTTTAATACCGTTATATTATATTATGTTATTATCTTCACAAGATTATAAGGATATATTGAATCACTATCAGATTGAGTATGGTGATTCAAATAAAAAAACGTTGAAAAAGATGACCGAAAAAATAATAGCCGAGAAACTATGTAGATGTATAAAAGCAGTTCCAAATAAAGGAAGACCAGAATCAAGACCAATAGGCATTTGTAGATGGAGCGTTCTACAGAAGAAAAACCTCGGTATTCATAAATTTACCTGTAAAAAGAAAAAAGAGCTGAAACCGCGACACCCGACACACGGAAACAAAGAGAAATTATATAAAATTATAAATGGTAAGTTAGGATTAACCGCTAAAACAAAACTAAATAAGAAGACAAAAAAACTTACTTATTTAGATAATTAATATGCGGATTTATGGGATAAATTATTCATTTTTATATTATATAAATAAATAATAGTTATAATAAAGTTAAATATGCACCAAATGCCAATATTACAATTCCAATTAAATTATTTGGTTTTAATTTTTGTTTAAAAATTAAACTTGAAATAATTGTTAATAATGGTAAATAAATTGCAATCGCAATACCATCTAATAGTCCAAGATTAAAGTTATGTTTAATAGCATAACACCAAATATATAAACCAAATAATAAATTAATTGAAAATAATATGATATAAATATAATTAAATGAAAAATTGAAAATAATTTCTTTTGGATATAAAAATAAAAGTAATAAAAATGTTATCAAAAATGAATTTATCATTATTTTTTGATAATTATATACACCCGATAACTTTTTAACAAATAAAACATGTAATAAATAATGTAAACTTAATAAACACGGTATTAGTAAATTCATTTATATAATAATAATATTTAATATTTTAGTAATTAGATCTTTGTGTAATCTTGATATATAGCACTCATTATATATATTTCAATTAAAAACCTTTCTAAATTTTACTTATTTAGATAATTAATTGCTTTTAAAATAATCTTCTCCTGTGTAGATATTTTTTGAAATACGAGGTTCTCGTTCAAATAAATAGTTAAATGATTATTCGTAAAGGTTTTTAGACATAGTGCGACGCCCTTATCTAAAATTTTGATGTCACATAGCAGGGAGCCATTAGTTATTTTAATATCATGTATTTTTTTTAAATTAATCCATCTTATATTACTACCATAAACGAGATCCTTAATATCATCAACATACCTAT